ACTTTTTGTTGGTAACCAAGTAATAGGTTTGTATATTCAGTCATAGTTGTTAGAACACCCATATTTTCTTTGGTAAATTGTTCTAACACCTCATCAATAAATCTTTGTAATCTATATTTTAATTGATTAAGAGTTATCTCAGGGAAATCATCAGGTATTAAACCTTTTGATTTGTAATTGGAGTATATCTCCTTCATCTTTTGATATCCCTTACTTACAACCGTTGGTGCGGTCGCTGTGGTTGCATTTGAGTTCGTACCTTGTTCAACAACAACCGGGGTTTGAGTTACCGTATTGTTATACATGTGTGGTACCGCCATTAACGCTCCAAAGTTCACATAAGATAATAACGTATATTTGTAACCATAAAACTTCAAGTTGATAATGAAGTTATGGGTTGATGGATCAAACTTAGATGTGAATGATTGTAACATTATTGGGAACTTAATCGCTTTACCGTAATACCCTTTTAATGTCAATGTAAATTGAGGGTATGGTAATTGGAAGAACGCAGAGTATGGTGAATTATTTCCACCTTCAAATAACGCTCTACCTTTTACGTCTTCAAGTTCAACAGTAATTACCGGTAAAAAATCTAAACCAATTGATACGTTAACACTTCTCATCCCTAAAAACCCATTATCAACAGCACCCGGTGTTCCGTTTGAGTTTAAATTTTGGGTAATATAATAATCATCAGACTTATTTGGGTTTTTAACCGCAGTCTGATTGATTTGATTAACCCCCTTACCTTGTAAAGTATCCTTACCGGTGATCTCATCAGACCAAGCGGTATCCATAAATGTTTTGTTACCAGGATTTAAGAAATTAATCTTACCAACAGAGATTGTTCTTTGTTGATCGTTCATTGCGGAACCTACCGCCAATTTTGTTCTTGGTAATACATTACACTCAAGATTTGCGTAGTATACCAAATCTTCTTGTTTAACTAGTCTTTCTGTGATATTACCTTCTTGGTCTATTAACTTGTTTGGATCAATAAGGGTAATGTTGTCATAATCAAACTCAACTAATATATTTTCCCCGTTATCTGCCATAGTAAAAAAAGTAATTATCTAATGAATTTTTATAATCCTGTAATGAAGCTACTAACGGAAATGGAATTGTCAATACAGCACCATCAGGTATTGAGAATTCGTCACCAGAATATTGTGGATTTGCTTGTAATACCAACCACCCAAAATAAGGTGTTCCGTAGAATTGTTGGGAAACTTTATCCAACCTAGATTGTGCAACTTTATAAATGTAGTTTTTGTCAGATGTCTTATTTGGTAATGCAACACCAGGTACAACGGTCTGTTGTCCGTTGATCAGAAAATCTGTATACCTATTCCAATATTGTAATGCCATATTAGTTAAATGTTACTTTCCCGTTGAAGGTGTCTTTTTTATTATTCAAGTTATTATTTGAGTATAAGTCTTGTATTTTTAAATTTTTAAGCTGAACGTCTTGTGTTACATCAGTTGTATATTGACAAATCTTAACAGTATTATCGGGTAATGTGAATGTTGTAACCTCTTTATAAATCGGATTACCTTTCACTTCCGCAAATAATTCACCAAAGCTTGCGTTAATTTTTGTGGTATCCGCACCATACCCTTCACATACTTTTTTAATTTCACTTACCAAAGCAGGGTTTGATTTTATCTCATCACCACTTGTCAATTCATTAATGGTTGATGTTAATAAATCTGATTTTGTAAACAACGGTGACATTGCAATATAAAATCTATTATAAGCACATTCTACAAATAATGGTGTATTTTTCAAATTAAAAGTACAACCATTACCATTTTCTATTGTGGAAGAGTTAGGTTTGAAATTTTCAGATAATATTTGTGATCCTGATAATAAGTCTTCAAATTTCTTTATTGCCTCAGGCACTTTCACCGTAAATACATTAGATATCGATCCCTCTGTAGTAGCCGGTGCAAAAAATGTATCACCACTTAAATCATAAAGTTGTGGTGTATTATTGGTATTTAATTCACCATCTAATTTAGATGACACAACATCTAATTGTCTAAAAATATTATTTAATTCAGTAGTGTTTTGAATTAGGTTAGTTGTGGTACCGTTTAACACGTCCAATATCGCACCTTGTCTTTGATCAACAAGAAGGTTTAGTTTGTCTTTTAATTCCCTTTTTTGTTTGTTAGTTACATTAGGATAATTTTCAAAGACTTTATAAGTAATCGGGTCACTACCGTCATCAACATCTTTTTTAACCTTCTTAATTAAATTTTCAACAAAATCTTGATATTTGTTATTTTTACCAAATAGTGTTGTTTCTTTTTTATCTTGAGTGTATTCTGAAACAACCCCTTTTGTGTATGACCTATCTCTCAAATACAATTGTAATATACCGTAATTGTAGTCAGTGTTAATCTTCTCTAATGTATCGTAGTATGTTGTTAAATAACCCCTTAAACCATCTTGTAATGATGTTAATACAGGCGCATAATCCATATCGGTCGCATTTGCAATAACCCCAACAGTACTTCCACCTTTTTTAGGTTGTATATTATTCACTTGTGCCTGTTGTTGTGTAGTTGCAGGTGGTAATCCTCCTGTTATTTTTTCAACAATATATTGATCTAATTTACTCGTATCTTCGGTAGGTGTCGCTCTTTCATCATAAATCTCAGTATTAGCGTAGTAATTAAATGAAAGCGCATTTTGTAATTCCTGTACGGGTTCTTTAATACCCATACCTCCAATTATGTTAAAACTTAAACTTATCTTAGCCAACATTGGTTGTACCCCAATACCTTCTGGATTCATATCCAACGTTAATGGATCATAAGTAATACCTAAACTTGTTGGTACTATTTTAGTATTATAGAAGTCACCAACCCTTAACACTAATATTGGTGGTGCTCCGAATGACGTATTTAATGCGTCATTGTATTTTGGTCTCCCATCAGGACCGATAATAGGTATTGTTTGACCTGGTCTCGTACACTGTTGTAAGAATGTTAATCTAGCATTCAAACCTTCAGGTGTCATCGAGTGGAAAGCCGGACTAAAGAATTTTATCTTATCTTTAATCGTATCGTAAATCATAGGATCCGTTTCTTTAATAACTTGGAAATAATCACATTCCGTAAATAAGTTTCTTAAAATCTTCTTGGATATACCTTCTTTGATTTTTTGTTCTATCGTTATTTTTGGTTCAGGTTTAACACTTTGGGTTGTCGATGTAAGTATGTTTTGTGGGTTTGGTGTTTCATCACCATCTGTTTCCGGTATATCATTAGGTTTATCCTCAACCTTTTCAGGTGGTATCGTTGCGACGATTTTTTGAATTGAAACTCGTCTACAAGCCATTGCAGGAATACTATACCATTGAGCTTCATTTGGTGTGGTTTGATCAGGAATAACTTGCCCCTGAGCGTTTAATGCGACGATGTCATCAGTACAATTAACTTGAGCGGATAAAATACTACCACCTGTTGATGTAGTAACAGACACATCGGTAGGATCCGCAGTTGCATCAGCTTCTTTTTGTGTTTTAGGTATCACCAATTGTTCACCCGAACCTTTAAAGGTCATGGTAAACTTTTGGGAGTCAGCATATTTTTGTATAGTATCTCCGTTAGATAATTTATATTCTAACATCCATTTTTTAACAGAGTCGTTTCTTCTTTCGGATAGTTTTTGATTATATGAAACTTTTGCAGGTGCCGATGCGGATCCAATCATATCAATTGTGATTGATCCCCCTTTTAATAAAATTTCATCAATTTCTTTCATCAACCCACTTTGTATGTAATTAAAGTTTCCTGTAATCACATCACTAAAAAACTGAGGAATTCCACCCTTTTGGAACTGTTGTCCTCCTGATGATACGGTTGCCGGTGCCTCTGTTTGATATGTCGTATTTTCTAATGCAATATAAGAATTGTAGTAAACGTTAAACGGTGACGCGGCTACTGACCCAGGATTTCCTTTTGGGATATCATTTTCAAAATAGAATCCATATCCAACATATTTGTTAAGATCAACGTCAGTTGGTTTTGTGTTTTCCGCAGTTTGAGTACCGGTTCCGGTAGTACCAGGATTACCATTGGCACCGGTTGATTTGTTTGGTTGATCGGTACCTTGTTCTTGAGGAATACTTTCGAATACTTGTATTTGTTCTTCTGTTGTTAATCTTGGGTTGTTTAATATTTGTTGGTACGTAAATAAATCCTTTGTTGGTATCATATTAAATTTGATAGCCAAATCATATAAATCATATTTAGTACATCCCGCAAAGAAAGAGTCAACAACACTTTGAACTCGGTCTTTTGATACTCCGTTCATTTGTTTTTCAATGATTGTATTTAACATTGCAGGATTATCAACAATAATCGTCCAACTTAATTGACCTGTTCTACTCGTATTTTTATAGGTATAGATTGGTTCAGGTCTACCCATAAAGAAAGTGGAGTTAAAGTCTGGTTTTGAGTCATCAGAGAATTTTAAATCATAAGGTGGAAACCACATAATTCTACCACCATTAGGTCCTTTTTCACATACAGGTAAATCATCATAAGTATAACCCGGTCTGTCTGAAGTTCTCCAAGCTAAATTCTCAATAGAGAACATATACTTCTTAACCTTTCCATCAACAATGTTAGTTGATCCAGGGTTTCTTAATGGTGCAATGTTTAGGTTGTATGTATTATCTAAAATTGAATAATCTACTCTTCTACCTGATGTTGTAATACCGTCAGATTTTTGTAAGTCAGCATAGGTATAATATGGAGTATCTTTTTGGAATACTCGACAATATTCAAGTCCAGCTTGTGTTCCATCTGCTTGATTAACATACGACAGAACCATAGACCCTTTGGTCATTTCTTTATACCCGTCATTGAATACTTTCGATACTTGGTTGATCGCATTACCAACATGTTTTAATCTTGCTTGACCTTGCACTTGATCCGCTGAATCTACTAATCTTTGTGTTTCATAAAGAATAGACCCCGGTCTAAATGGAATATCTATTGATTGATATCTTAAATAGTCGGCAGATATCTGATTAAAATCATCATCTAAACTACCCGCACCACCACCTTTAGTTGCCCTAAATCCGGCATTATCTTTATATTTAGGTGATGTCCAAATTAATTGACCTGACGTACCACCACCATCACTATACGCTCTACCTTTTAAACCAAAATTAATCGACTCTTCATTTCCTTCATATAAAATACCAAGAGCGTCAGGTCCATATACGATACTTTGTTGTTGAACTCCGAACTGATTAACGGGTAATTGGTTTGGTGGTCCGTCAATTTGTGCTGGTTCTGAAGTTTCACTACCAACATAATACCCTGAAGATTGTTGTTTATCTTGATTAAATAATCTATTAACCGCAGCAGATGCTCCAGCTATTAAACCACCAATAATACCACGATTGTACGCCGGTCTATAAAGGTTATAATCTAATGATGAAAACAAAGCCGATCTTTGTCCATTACCTGTATTTGCAACAAAAACCTCAGAAGGATTTCTATACTTATTTAGTATAGGTGCTAATAATCCACCTGTTAGATTGTTTGCAACTCCAAGTGCCGCTTCCGCTTGTGGTCCATTTATCGGATTATCATCATCAAAGTAATCACCAGGAATAAATGAAACGGGGAAGTATGTACCTGATAATCTGTTTGCCAAAGATACGGTTGCTAAAACAGGATTTTCGGGAACTGTAATTTTCCAATTTCTAATAAAGAATGGTTGTTGTCCTGTCGCTAATAAACTCGCAGAAAAAGGATCACTAATAGTATCAAGGTTTATTACCCCAACAGTTGCCTGTTCTAATTCTTGAGCAACTCTTTCGTTAAATGCAAATTTTAATTGTGATGCACCAATTTTAGCTAAGAAACTATCCGAAGATAAAGGTCCGTTTGAACCTAATGGGTCGTCTTGGAATACAATATTGAATGTTGGGTATGATGAATAACTATAATATCCAGGATCCCAATATGGTTGATATATATTACCCGCATTCTGTATATCGGTAATAATAACTAAATCTTTATAACCACCGCTAGGTCCCCACTTATTAGTCACATATGCGGACTCAATAAAGAATTCGTTAATAACATCTAAAACAGTATCATTTGGATCGTAAGGTCCTTGATTTGTACCTTCGGGGTTGTTTGTCGAAGCAACTGAATTAATCCCTATAGGGTTACTAAATCCACCTTCAGGTCCGTATTCATTCAAAGGATATAAATCCTGAGCAAATAAATTTGTTGATACGTAATTGTTTGGTGAGTCGATAACATTATTAACAGAAAGCACCGTTTCATAATCAACAGGGTTACCAGGTGATGTGTAGGTTCCAGGAACATTATATGGTGTTAAGTTTTTAACTAATAATTGTTTCCTAAAAGCTGCAGAATTACCAAACGATAAAAAACTTTCAGACATATTGTTTTATTTTATAAATAGAGGTTTGGTATATTTTTTATCACCATTATTTGTTTTTAGATCCTGTGGTAGCGCTTGGTTGATTCCCTCCCGCAAGTTGACCATTTATTGCACTTGAAAATTCAGGTTTCGCAAAAGATTCTTTTACAACAGTCTCAATCTGTGTTGCATTCATACTTCTTGTATTCTCATCGCCAGTTATATTTACATTAACATTGATTTCAGATTTAGTTTCAACTTTTTGTGGTTGCATATAGGCTTCCTTAAATCTATTTGAAATGTCTGTCATTGTGGTTGTTAAGAAGTTTTGGGCACTTGCAGTAACTTTTGCCTCCGTATCAATCAACGCTTGTAAAAAATCTTTTTCGGCAGCCTGTTGTCTCCCTTTATCACCGGAAATTCCACCAACAATGTAATCCTCCATTGGTTGTGCTATTGACCCATATCCTGATCTAATATCTTTAGTGGTTGCCTGTTTTTCCAAGTTTCTTGTAACATCAACTTGAGCACCCATTATGGATGTGTATAATTTTTCCAAAGGTTCTGCGGTCGCTTTACCATATTCAACTGTTTTAATATAACCAGCAGTGTTATATTCAATTTGTTTTGATATACTCAATTGTTCTCTAGCAACCTCTTCTATTGTCATACTATCTTCTTCTTGAGTTTTTTTCAAACTTTCAATATCAGATGCGGTAAGTTGATCTACTTGTGTCAATTTAACCTCACCCGTTTGTTCATTCTTAACATTAATAACAGCTTTACCATCCTTTAACTGAGCCATACCAGCAATCATCTCTTTTGTTTCATCGTCTGTCGCTAAAGAAGGGAATTGAATTTGTTTCATCTTCATGTCGAAATCAGCCGCTTTAATTGACATTGATGCTAATTCTTCAGCAGGTATTCCCATTTCTTTTGCTATTTCTCTCAACCTTCTTTTAGAACCCGGCATAATTTCAAATTTACCATTTGATTCATTAAATTTGGTAAATTCTTTAGTTACGTTAATAATTTCTTTTTGTAATCCTTCAGGATCATTTGCCGCCAAATCCATCGCTCTTAACGGATCTAATAATCCACTTGCGGTAACACCCAATCTTTGTAGTCCCGCAGCCATTTCAATAGCACCTTCAGGGTTGTATATTTTTTCTGAAAAATCAAAAACGGTTTGCATACTAATACCCATACGTTCTGAAGTTGCAGCCATCTTAGCAAGACCTTTAATTCCGTTATCAAAATTGTATAGATTCATCTTACTTAAATTTCCAACTACTTTTTCGGAAACTCCAGCAACAGATACCCCAACACTACGTGCGTAATCAGTAACCTCTTTCATTTGATCACCAACATCATATACGGATACACCAACTTCCCTAAAATTATCCGCTAATTTACCGATATCAACTCTCGATATTGAGGCAGCGGCGGATAATTCAGTAATTGCCTCAGTACCTAAGGTTGCAGAACTTCCCATACTATCCATAACTTTCGCCATGTTCGTTAACGCTTCTTCTTCGGTTATCCCCATTTTAATTAATTCGGGAACAGTATCCGCAATACTTTGTTTGAATCCGTCTATACTACCTTTTGTTGTACCAAACTCCCTTTGGAGTTGAGTTGCTCTTTCGTCTAAATTTTCAAAAGCGGACAGATTAGTTGGGTCGGCAGCATTTGCTAAATCTTTTAATGCTCCCTCAACAGAATTACTAAATTTTTTCATATCCAAAGTCCACTGACCTAAATACGCACCTTGATCATCAACCGTTCTTTTGGTATTTGTTGCGAATCGACTTGATTGGTCATTTAGTTTTTGATACGACTCGACTTGTTTTTTAAGTTCTTCATTTTGTTTTTTAAGTTCTTCCTCGGTCATTATACTTTTTTAGATAAATATTTAATTATTGGTTTTGGTCTCTTCAATATGTTTTTGGATCAAATATTTACGTACATATGTGGGCATATTCATAAACTCAGAGTACTGTGTTCTGAATATTCTTGAGAAATAATAAAACTCGTCTAATATAACGGTCTTATACTGATAAGAAAGGCCGAAAAAATTCCACCCCAAAAGTGATATCAACTACCACTTTTTCTCCTGACGGGGCTATAACTTCTTTTGATAGGTCTAATCTTGGTTCATTGTTCAAGATAAATCTTCTAATAAATTTAGAATCAGAAATAGGCATTTGTTCAACAAAGACACTGATTTTATTTCTATCTTCATCACCATCAATTGCTACAATGTGTTTTAACAATTTAGTTGTAACAACAGGTGCCGTTCTTTCAGAAGGATATGATTTAATTATTTTATCTATTTCAATTTTGTCTGAAATAGTTAATAGTTTTAAGGTAACCGTTTTTTTCGTAACAGGTAGAACGGTTTGGAAATATCCGTTTTCATCGGGTTCTACCTCTGTTTTTTTATAATTTAATTCATCAAGTAAAATGGAAGCATTAAATCTTTCCTCCGTTTCGGGATCTGTTGATGAAACTCTATACTCAGGACCAAAAGATGTGTTACGTAAAAAAAGTAAAACAGCTTCGATATCACCATCCAAAAGTTCTTCAGGTCTAATATCTCTTTCATAAATTTTATTTATTAACAAAGGAAGAATAATCCCCTCATTAACATTTTTTCTATAATCAATTTCAGCCAAGACATTTTCATCTGCGGCAGTTAAATAACCAACTTTAATTGATTTCTTTTTTGATTTGTAAAACTTACCTTGTGTTGGTAATTGGATCACATCGTGAGGTAAATTAAAACTCTCTTGTCCAGCTGTATATATATCTTGTTCCATAAACTATCTTTTATTATTAAAAATAAAAAAAGACCGTAACTAGTAAAGTATACGGTCTAATATAATTTGTATGTAATTTTTCTTAGTAAACCAAGATACAACGGTCCATTCTCATGTTTGTGGTTATTTTCGCCAGTCCGTCACTTGAATAAGATAAAGATCCTCCATCATATCCTGTTAAGTATGTACCTTCTAAAATCCATTTCTCAACGACAACTCCTGTTGGATCTAACATTTCAAGGTCAACATTTTTTTTATAACCCGCAGCATAACCCATACGTCCTGTAACTGACTCAGCGCACAGTCTAATCCATTCCATAACCGCTTGTGATGCTGAAGGACCAATCGGGTCACGGAAAGTCACAGGAAGTTCTTGCCATGTAAATCTACCTGCAACATATGTTGAGGTGTTTAGGAATTGAATCTCTGTTGAACCAATTTGTAGTTTCGGTCTAGAGGTCGTCTCAACGTACCACTCATTAATACCAAGTGAAGATGGGAATCTCAAGATCCATCGGTTTTCCCTTTTCGGTTCGTAAGGGATCGGCATTTTCATTAACAAATCAGCCATATCTTATTTTTTAAATTTTTCTTTTATTTTTATTATAAATAGTGTGAAATAAAAATTTTTCTATTTACTTCAATTATTTTTTAAATTATATCTCTACTAGACCCAGTTAAATTAATATTTAGTTTTCTTTCCTCCTCCAGTATGATAGATTTCTAAACCAGATTCATCATCAAAATGTTTCTTCATTGCTTGAACATTCCTTAAGTCATCATCTGAAAAACCAATATAAGGAACAAAATAATTGCTAATCTTATTTTTCATAAATGCCTTTTCTTGTAATTGTCTAGAAAGGTTTTGAACGTAGGTCATAAATTCTTTCATAGCATCTACTTTTAATTGTTCAGGGTTGGCAGCCGAACCTTGACCGAAACTTACAGGGTGATATCTATTCATATCTAAATAAGATCGTACTAGTTCATCGTCAGACAAATCTTCCTCATCAGCCAATTCTCTATACTTTTTTAAGTTTTTAACCAATTCTTTTTCACTAATACCGTGTTTGTTTTTCTTAATAAGATTATAAACAGCATTTTTAAGAATGGTTGGGGTGTGTCCCCTTGCTGTAATGATTGAAAAGACCGACCCGTTATTAACCGCCTCAACAAAATCGTCCCATGCCGGTCCTGTAGGTGCTTTCATTGCATCTCTTAAGAAACCTTCATCTCCAGGTACATTGAAGTCTCTGAACGGATTTTCATCAAAACCAACTATAGTGTGTCCCTCATAATCAAAAGGTTCTTTCCCGATCTCAGTTCTGTATTCTGCAAAATCTTCTGTGGACATACCAACAACTTTACCCTTATCGTCTTTAGTATAAATCTTTGTTGGCATATACATAAGGTTATCGTCCCAATCAAAAGCATAATACTTCATCGTAGGTTTCATTTGATCGTGAATGATCTCCGAAATAATCTGTTTAACAACTTTTTTGTAATTCATATAAATAAATATCACTATAAATAAAAAAAGGGGAAACTTTCGTCCCCCCTTTTCATATGAATATAAACCAACTTATATATTCTCAAACGATGCTCCTGTCGGAGTAATGTAGAATGTGATGTCGATGAATTCAAGTGATCTTGTAGGTTTGATATAAATCTTACCTGTCAATTGGTTTCTATCAATATCTTCAGGATCGTTGGATACCGTAACTCTAAAGTCATATAAACCTCGATCTCTTCTGATTGCATCTAAGATTGGATTAACCGCGTTTAAGAAATCTTGTCTTACTTGTGCGTCGTTTTGTTCAAACAATAATCTTACAGATACTGCTGATATCAATTTACGAGCTTGTAGTAACAATCTTCTTACGTTAATTCTGTCAAGAGCAGATTCTCTAACTTGTAAAGTTTTGTTACCCCAAATTACCGTACCTACATCAGAGAAGGTTGCAATTGGGTTAATTCTACCTATGTAAAGAATGTCTCTATCTTCTTGAGTTAACTTCTTACGAGCTTTAATACAATTAACAATACCACGAGTGTAACCCGCCGCCGCGAACCAAGGGAATGCGATGTTATCTGTTAATGCCAAGTTTCTCGTAACCTCTGCTGTTGGTGGGATGTAGATTTGAGTGTTATTAACACTATCTCTTGTCAATACCCACGGATAGTAAGTAGCGGTGTAGTTAGAGTCAATTCCTGTGTTGTCTAAGTTGTCAACCGCCTCAGTTGGGTAGATTAAATAATCTTGTCCGTTAAGAGAAGGAACATACATATCAACGTCAGGTGTAGTACACACATAAAGCGAATCCGCTCTGTTGAACTCAATCATCTCAATTGCTGACTCAACCAAGTTACTATTGTTAACATAATCAATACCCGGTGTTACAAACACGTTGATGTTTACCGCTTCAGGGTTTGCAAATGTTTGTTGACCTAACAAGTATGCGTAGTAGTCAGAGTTTGCAAAGTTTTGAGTTCCATCACCTAAAGAAATTTCTTTAAATGCTCCCCATCCTGTAGCGTTAGGGTATCTTGTAGAAGGACAAGCCCCTCTTAAGAATCCGGTTCTACCAATTTGGAAATTATCAGTGTTTGTTCTCCACTCTCTGTAGATATCCCATCCGTCAAAACCACCTTGTACTAAGAATGTGAACTTACGAGCGAACAATCTATAGTAAGCGTTTGTTGGTAATTCAGGATCAGTAATGAATGGTGAATTACCACAGATGAATCTTGGGTCACCACTTGTTGAGAACTCAGGTCCGATTGTTAAACCACTTGCATTTACATCCATGTGGAAACCAGCTGATCTGTAATTAAATGGTAAACCATCAATATCACAAGTGTTGATTGGGTTTCTCTTACCAACATATTCGAAATATGCCGGATCCCAACCTAAACTATTAGATATACCTAAGTAAGTTCTTCTTACGTTATCTCCTGGGCTAATTAAAGCATCATCATTACCCGTTGATAAACCAAATGGTGGGTTATAGATAACTTCACCAGGGAAGTCGTATTTACCTTTGATAATTGGGAATGGTGAACTAGCACCCGCATAATTTCTAAAGTTGAATCCGTTAAATCCACAAGGTAATGCGTCGATCGGAGCGTCTTCACTCATTTCAACCATAACATATTTAGAGTTCAATGCGTACTCACCATCTAATGTACCAATCTTATTAGCAACGAAGTTGTTTTCAGTTGGGTTCATTGAACAGTTTGTAAATTTCTCTATAACAACTGGATTTGCATCAGTATCAAAATAATCACGGATCAATACATCAAAAGTTAAATTGTTGTAAGTTTGATTAATGATTGAGATTTTAATTAATGTGTTTGCCGCGTCACCATCGGATACTGTATAGAATCTAAATAAGTCATAAACTTTATTACCTCTTAATTCAGATACCACATAAGGTGAAGCCGGTGTTTGCCATTTGTCTAAGTACCAACCAATTGAGTTAGCGTCACCACTCTGTGCTGATTCTAAAGCGATTAAGTTAGGGTTTAAACCTTTGATATAACCTTTTCTCCAAGAGTAATTTAAGAATGATTGGAATACCTCTTCAGCAAAAACAGGAACTTCAATTCTTGGTTTTTGGAAGTTAGTAATACCGAACACTTTAGTTACGTATTCAGGATCATTTTGAGTTAACGATGTTTCGAACTTAAATGCCGTACCGAATTTGTCTGTCACATTAACACCGAATGTTAGGTATGGATTTTTAAGAACACCAGCATATTGACCTGCCATATCTAATGTTACTTCAGATGTACCTGTCACAGAATATGCTGGGTTATTATCTGTTGTATATGTAGATATACCTCTTGATCTTAATGTGCTAACAACAACGTTATCGTAATCAACATAAGATGTACCTGTATAATAGTATATCTTACCAACAATAGTGCCTGAATAACAATCTATGTTTACAGGTGTTGGTGTAGGTGTTGGTGATGTGAAAGGTGAAGGTGTAATACAAGGATTAACAAACGACGGAGTCGGTGTTGGTGATGCGGTTACTCCTGGTGTAGGTGTTGGGTTAGGGAAATATGCCGTTAAACCTGACACATACGTAAAGAATGAGAAACCAGAATAATTTGTATTACCATTATTGTTAAATAATGCGTAGTACCAAGAGTCGTTAAGTGGTGATAATAAATCAGTTTCATCTAACGATACTGAAGGAACTTCAAATACATTAGTTTCAACATTAAATCCTGAACCATTTAAAACATCATAATCATCAGTTGCAATAGAACCGAAGTATGCGATTTGTTCGTCTTCCGCAGTATACGGATTAGAACTTGTGATTATGTTAAAAATTAAGTTTTGGATTTGAGTATTTAATGTTGAAGTATCTCCATTAAACTCTTCGTATTGACTTAATAATAAACTTTCAATTTCTGGTGGGAATGATGTTTGATAACCAATAGTTGTTGAACTATTTGTACATCCGGTGAACTCAACACTGAATGTTAATTCTTTTGGTGTTACACAAGTTGTTACACAAGTGGTAAAGTCAGTTACTGAACTTAAACACCATACATCAATCGTACTTGGGTCAACATTAGCTACAGTTGTGATAGACCAAGACGGTCCAGCATCGTAGCCAGATAAACCAAGAATTCTAGTTACAAACAATTGGTTAGATTGTTGTAAATATGCTTTTGCGATATACGCGGCTTCGTACTTTGGAATCTGAGTATTAACAAATTTTTCAGGTGAGGTCCCACCGAATACGGTTTGGAATTCATCAAAACTTGTAATAAAGATTGGTTCAAAAGCCGGTCCTATCAAAGTTTCTCCCGCAATACCCAAAGTAGTAACTCCGACACTTTGTGCTACAAAGCTCAAGTCAACCTCTGAAGTATAGACGCCTGGTGAAACAAAAACCTTACTGTTTGTTGCCATACTATAAATTTCTTTTATTTATTTATTTTCCTATAAATACTTGTCAAAACACGAAAAACTTTACATTATAGAAAGTATTTATATTTTGGTAAGATTTTATTCTGCCTTAATTCTGCCCCTATGTCTAAAGATAATAAGAAGATAAAAAACCTTAAGATTGACGTGAATGTTCACGAGGTCTTAAAGAAATATTGCGACAAACGCGGTATTAAAATGTACAGGTTTTTGGAGAACTTAATTATGGAAAAATGTCAAGAAAAAAAAGACATATATGGGGAACATTAAATCAATTTCTGTGAGAACGACAACGTTGACTCACCATCACCTGATCTAATAATATCAATTCTTAAATTGTCATCAGTATTAATTTGTATTTCATTAACATCATCACCATAATAGTTGTCGTTAATGTACACCGAATAAGATTCGATATTGTCTGATTGTTCAAAGTATAGATTACAAGTGTAACTAAAAAAGTATTCTTGAGTATCGTCACCTATTGGATAATTAAATACAATCGTCTCAAGTTGTGGTGGTTGTTGTCTTTTTTGTGGTCTCTTAACAGGTCGTTGGTCAACTTCGTACATTTGGAATGCTCTTGAAATTGCTGGTGTTACTTCGAATTCATTTTCATCCATTAGGAATCCCATCATGGTAAACTCGTATTTTTGGATATAATACTTTCTCTTCTCTAAATCCATAGATGATTCATCTGAGAATCCGTCATTTATGATTGGAATATAATGTCCTTTGATTACTTGGTAAGCCTGTCTTGATGCAAACGTTTCCATAACTCTT